CCCCCCCCCCCCCAAAACCCCCCCCCGGCGTTTTTCCACCCACCCCCCCCCCCGGGGCCGCCGCCGCGGCCCTCGGCTCCCTCCCCGCCTCCAGCTCGGCGAGGATGAAGGCCTTTGCAGCTTCGACCGGGTCATTTTGTACTTCGGTGCTTACGTCCTTTTTCTCCTTTGGTACATCGGGACTTTTGTACTTTCGTACTTCCGTGACTTTTACCTTTGGGCCGGATGATCTTTGGTCCATAAGTTCCCATATCTCGGAATCGATAGCGGGCCGCATAATGGAGTCTGCTAAATCCTTCACCGTCACCCCCCGGAGAGCGGCCGCCATAGATAGCGCCCGGTGGAGGTCATCCGGTACATCAATCTTAGCCATGAAGTACAAAAGGGGTTTTGGACTTAAGTCCTTTCGCTAGGACCTTATAACTCTTCAGCCGCCCGAAGGCAAGGCAGTCCAACCCGCCAGGCCGCGAGAAACGCCCGGAAAACTTAAAATAAAGCTTCGATATAAAATGGGTCTCAGCGTGGCTGGTTCGGGCCGGATGCACTCCGGCCCCGTGTCCCTTTCATTCGATCAGATCCTCCTCGAATTCGGCGAGATCTTCTGGAAGGTCGAGGCCGGCCATGAGAAGCCACCGAGCCGCCTCCGCCGCCGCCAGGACCTCGACCGAATCATGGGGCTCTCCTATGCCCCTCGGCCTCACGCTGTAATAGCGATCCTTCGCGCTCAGGTAAAGGGTCTCACCGCCGGAGCCCTCCCAACTATCCTTAGCCCGATCGGTATCGAGGATTTTTCCATCTTTCAGATATCTAGTCATGATGCTTACCGCCGTTTAGCGCCCTTCTTTCGGTTCGTCCTCCGAGAGACCACCCGGAGGTTCCGCCGGCTATTCGAGCCGCCTTTCGAGAGAGGGACCTTATGATCTACCTCTCGGCCGTCCCCCTTCCGGACTCGGCCCTCCTTCTCCATCATGCGCCGCGCCTTGTTGCGAGCGTCCCGCCGCTTGATTTGTTCGGGTTTGCCGTGGTACTCTCGATATTCCTTCTTATAGTCCCGCTTCCGTTTCGTTGACTTAGATTTTGCCTTCCGCTTCATGATCATCGGATCCCTCCCTCGACAGTATCAAACGGCATCGACAGTTGACGCACTCAAAAGCCGGGCCGTCCCCTGGGAACATGACAGGAACCCCTCCCGTAGCTGGGAACGGTTCGTTAATCCGGACCTTCGACCCGTCCCGCGCCCGGTGGTGCTTTCGGCTCCGTTCGTCGCCAGCACAGACCCAAGTTTTATGGGTGTAGCCTTTCTCGATGCCCCGCTCCAGAGCCGAGCCGTTTCGGGCCTTCGTCCTCTCGGTCCTAACAATTCTTTTAACCCTCGACGGAGCACAGATTGCCGACTCCCTCAGCATCTTCTCGGCCTGTTCCTCGCCAACCCAATGGGTAGACATGAACCTTTTGAGGAAGTTGATATCGGTCGCCGTCATGTCCTTCACGAGCCGATCGTTCAAGCCGTGAGCTATGAAATATTGTTTGGCCCGTTCGTGAGGTAGCTCTTCGACCACAAGAGGCCAGAACTTAGCGTTTTTCCTCGCCAGCTCTCGCCGTAACGGTTGCCAAAAGCCGTAAGTGACGTAAGCCGTGCCCGTCGGAGACGTCCCGGCGAGGGCCTTCGCCTCCTCAAGATCGAAGTAACCGACAGCCACCAAAAAACGCATGTAGAGCGGGATCGCCTCTCGGAGGATCCCGACCCCCTCCTCTATCACGACGACCACCCAAAAAATCGAGAGAGGGCGAGCCTCTACTCCTCGCCCTCGTCGGCCGGAAGCTCGCCCTGGAAGATCATGATCTCGAGCTCCCCCGCGGTCGTCCCGGCGGCGACGGCCCGGAGCTCCGCCCCCTTCGGCACGTACTGGTTTACCACGCTCCTGAGCGGGTTCGTCAGGTACAGGCCCGGCGAAGGAAGCTCACGCCACTCGCCGGCGAGCTTCATCTCGAAGCCGAGCTCCCCATCGAAATCGATCGTCGCCGCCACCACAATCGACACCGGGACCGCCGACGAGACCGAGACGAACCCCTCCGTCTCGGTGGTCTCGTCGTCGAGGACGGCCTCGATCGGCGTCGGGGATATGGGCTCCGTGGCGTCCCGGATCGAGGAGATCGCCTCCTCGGCCCAAACCAAACGGCGCGTGATCTCAGATTGCCAGCTCTTCGGGAGGACCATCTATCCCCGCCCCCCCTCAGAGGCCGTAAGCCTCGATCGTCCCGTCGATCGTCGAGCCGGCGATGTCGACATGGACTGTCCCGTCAGGCTGGACGAACCTCGCCGTCTCCAAGGGCCCGAGGACGACCTCGGCCGCTCCCCCGGCGCACGTATAGACGAGATCGCCGAGAGCCCGCCTGAACGCCGGCTCCCCGGTCCCCGCCTTGACCGTGATCGTGTCGCCCAACGTCGCCGCCGATAAGTGGAAGGCGAGGGTGACCCGCTTGAACCCGGACACGTCGACGACATGGTCGTTTACCTTGTCGATGGCGTCGGCGGTCTCGGCGACCGCAAACCCGCCCTTCATCTCGTTAACGAGAATTTCAGATCTGGTCATCTTCGATCACTCCTCCGAAGCTACGGCGCAGTTTAAGACGACGAGAGCGGAAGGATCCACGACCTTCGCGCCGTAGACGTGCAGACCCCGGAGAGCGTCAGCGAAGAACTTCTCCGGCCGGTACGCCTCGACGTCGTTCACGGAGTCGGCAAAGGTGCAGGCTCTCGCCGTCCCGGCGACAACCTGAGAGGTTCCCGTGTCGACGGGAACGTTGTTGGACTCCAGGATGTCGAAGCCGTACAGCCTCGCCACCTGCCCGTTCTTCATGGCCGGCTCGACCCCGGACCACCCGACGTTTCTCGTAATGAGTCCCTCCTTAAGGAGGACGCCCGTCAGCCACGGCGGGACCACCAAAAAGCGGCCCTCGGCGGGGACGTTGGCCTCGTCGAGCTTGGTCTTGAGGTCGATTATGGCGTCGTTTGCGAGGACCTCGGAGAGGTCGAACTCGATCGGCGAGGCGACCGTCCCGACGCGGGCCCCGGCCCCCGCCACCATGACGCCGGCGACGTGCTGATCGGCGACGTCCCCGAGACGATAGGCCGCGTCCTGGGTAGCGCTCTCCATCAAGGAGACTTGCATCTGTGCCTTGTCTATGTCCTCGACCCTGAAGTTAAAAAATTTGGCCTGAGTAATCTCTAGCACCGTCGAGGCGTCGTCGAGCTCTTCGGGGTCGCCTATGCCCGTGCTCTTGTTGTAGTTGTCGATAGTGATCGGGCCGTGGGCGACGATCCGAACGGTATCGCCCTTCCCCTTGATATCGCCTTCGTAGTCGCGGTTGATCACTCCAGCCTGAGCGTACACCAGCGACTTTTGCAAGTTCTGGAAGATCTGAGCCGCCCATACTTCGGCGATGAAGTTGTTTACAGCCATGCTCTATTTACCCCCACTCTATACGGATTTTTCAAGCCTGGTTAAGGCTGCCGTCCCTAAGCTGTGCCTTGATCTGATCCAGGTTCTTGATGATCTCGTCAGGGCTCATCTTCTTTATGTCGGCGCGCGTCAGGGGCCGTTTTGCCCCTTTGGGCGGGTTCGTCCCCGTCCCCACCTTCGGGCCCGGTCCGAGGCTCTTCTTCAGCTTCTCGGCGTCCCGGAGGAGGCTCTCGTCGTCGGAGCCCTTGAGCCGCGTCGCCATCGAGGCGGGGAGGCCCGCCTTCTTTGCCGCCCGGATCTTGGCCCTCAGAGCTCCCCGTCGGCCCTCGGAGCCGTCGGCGTCACCGGCCCGCTTCCTATCCCCCCGCCTCCCCGTGTCGTCGTCGGAGGTGGAGGCCGCCGCCTTCTTCAGCTTCGCTAGTTCCGCGCTCATCGCCGCGTGCTCGTCTCGGAGCTGGTCGTAGTCGGCAAACTTCGCCTTCTGACGGTCCAGCCTCTTTTGCACAAGTTTGTTAACGTCTTGTGCGCTAAACTTCTTATCCCCTGGTGCCATAGTGGCTACACCTACCGGATTTTACGCTTTCCGTAAGCTATGTCAGATTGATGACCGTTACAGGAAATGGAGCGCATCCTCGGCCTTCTCCCGCTTGATCTCGCCGAGCTCCCATTGGAGGTCCTCATCGGAGGCGTCGGGGTCGAGTCGCGCCAGAGCCGAGTACGTCGAGGTGAGGCCCGTAGTCTTCCGAGCCCCCTCGACCTGAGCCGCCTCGACGGGATCGGCTGGGAGACCGCTCCGCCACTCGATCGATAGATTTTCGAGGAGCTCGGCCCCCGGCCATCTGGAGGCGACCTCCAGCTCGGCGACGAGTCGGAGGGCCTGGAGGATCGGCCGGCGCGCCCTCATCCTCAGCCTCGCAACTTTCGCCAGCGTCGGGATAGCAAGCCGCTTCAAAGCAGAGCCCGACTCGGCGAGGCCGTTCTTCGTATCCCCCAGGAGAGCCGGCGAGATCTCGGCGACCGCCATAAGCTCGGACTTAATCTCCTCGATTTGGCTGAAATTCGAGGCTAGGCTCGCATCCCACGTCAGATAGGCGGGGATCGGCTCGCCCTCCCTCACAGGGAAGTACCGGCCCCCGCCCATCGCGATCGGCGCGTTAACGTCGAGCTCGCCCGTCTCCGGGTTGACCTCGGCCATTCCCTCCGGGCCCGCCATGTTCGGATCCGAGAACTTTTCGAGCGTGCTCGACACATGCGAGAGCCGGAGCTCGATCTCTCGGACGAGCTCCTCGATCCCCCGGAAGTCGTCGAGCCCGAACACCCCATCCGAGCGGAGGAGGCCGGCGAGCGGGACGACCAGGAAGTCGGAGACGCCCGTCGCCTCCTCGGCCTCCATCCCCGAGTACCGCTCCAGAGCCGCCGGCGGCATCTCCGAGACGATCTTTCCGCCCGTATCGAGACGGAAGAGACGGTTCCGGATCGAGCCCGGCCGATGCTCCTCGACCCTCAGGTATCGCCGCTCGACGTGGTCCTCGAATTGAGAGAAATCGTAGGCTAGGACGTGGGCCTCGACGGCCCGCGCGTCGTCGGGACTGACCACCGGGAACCAGTACCGGGGATCTATCCTTTCGACGATACCGCCCCGGCCGGGATCGAATCGGACCTTCAGGACGGCGTTTCCGTACCTCGAAATATCGAGGAAAATGTCATAGATCAGGAGATCGAAGTCGGCCGCCTCGGCGATCCGGTCTATCGTGGCCTGGTTGTCGGCGAAGAGCCGGAGCGGGCTCGCCAGGTCGGCGATTAGGGTCGCCGACCTCTTGAACCAGTTCGCGACGATGTGAGGCAACTTACCCGTCAGACCTGGGAACGCCGCCCCGTGCTCGTCCTCGAAAAGTAGCGTGCATCGGTCGTATCGGTCGAGCCTCGCCCGCTCGTCTTGAGGAGGCCAAGGCCGACCGCTCTCTAGGAAACTGAAATCAGTTAAGACGATGACAACCCCCCCGGATTGTACCTGAAGATGTAGTTCGCGGCATAGCGCAAGGCGTCGAGCAAGTCGTCGCCCTCCTTGACGGGCTTGTCATCGCCCCGTTCGGTGGCCTTCGGATCCCATCGGTAAGCCTCGATCTCCTCGATCAGCCGGGGACACGCCGGCCCCACGATCTTCAGGGCCCCCGTCGAGAGAGCCGAGGAGACCCGGCCTATCCCGTCCAGGACCGAGTTATCGGCGCCCCGGACCCTCTGGACGCCGTCGGCCCGAAGCTGGAGGATGAACGACTTCGCCGAGGGGTCGACGAGGACCGCCGACGGGAACTTACCCGCCAGGAAGCCCCGGAGGTCCTTCGAGAGCCTGGCGTTGGTCCGATCGGACTCCCGGTACTCGCCGAAGACGTACCAGCAGCCACCCCACCGGCCGAGCTTCAGGAAAGCCGTCGGATGGGTCGCCCCGTAGTCGGCGGCGACGACCATCGACTTCATCGGCCCGTCGGGGATCGAGGGGACGACATGCAGGCCCCGGTCGAAATGGGGATAGACCGCCCCCTCGGCCGCCACCCATTCGCCGAGGATGTACCGCCGATAGAAGAGGGATGTCGGAGGGCCGAACTGCCTTTTCAGCTCGGCGACGTAAGCCGGATCGAGGTGGGGGTTATCCTCGAGCCTGAAATGCCAGCTCTTAAGGTCGAGTTCCCCCTCGCGGTCGAGCCATTTCTTCTTGAGGTAGTGGGCGGGGCCGCCGGGGTTCGTCGTCATGAAGAGCTGAGCCCCCTCCTCGGAGAGGCGGGTTATCAGCATATTAAAGAAGCTCTCAGGATGGAGGCTCCCCTCGTCGACGTATGCGCCGCCGAGGGTCTCGCCCTCGATCTTTGCGTATGCCGACTCGTCGTTTGCCCCCTCGCACCAGACTTCTCGGCCGTAGATGTAGACGCGCTTCAGGCTCCTCTTAAAATCGAAGTTCTGGGGGCCGACGAGCTTCGAGAGGGGGTGGAGTACGTTCCTCTCCAGGGCCCCCAGGGTTCGGCCCGACATTAAGAGGTTGACGTCTTCTGGAGCCTCCAGGACGGCCTTAAGCCACCTTAGATTAGCCCCGACGGTCTTCGAGCTTCTCACGGCGCCGTGGGCTATGTTGGCCCTGGCGTCGCTGTGGAGGCAGAAGTCCCTCTGAAGCCCCGTCGGGACCTGGAAGGCCGCCATCTATCCCCCCGCCGCCTGCTCGACCTCATCCGCCCCGAATATCCGGCGCCTCAGCTCGGCGAGCTCTGCCTCGGCTTCGGCGTTCAGGGCCCGCGCCCGTTCCAGGAGGAGGAGGAGGTCGTCCTCGGCGGCCGTCGTCTACACCACCTCCAGGACGGGGAGGTCCCCGGGGCCGACGTCGTCGGAGACGAGCCCGGCCTCGACGAGGGCCTGATAAGCCGCCTCCTCCTCCTTCAACGCGCGGATCTCGGCGACGACCTCGCCGAACCTTTCGAGGAGGCCGTCGGCGAACCGCTCAAGCTCGGCAATCGTAATCTGACGGCCCATGCTCTCGTCCATTGGCCCGACCCCCTCGTCCCCGCCTACTCCTCGGGCTCGGGCTCGTCGCCCTCGCCGATCAGCTCGGCGACCTCGGCGAGATGGGTCTCGATCAGCTCCTCGGCGACCTCGATCGCCTCAAGGTGAGCCGCGACGATCTCCTCGGCGTCGCCCCCGGCCTCGGCCTCGCCGACGACCTCCTCGGCCTCGATCAGCTGATCGAGGATCTCCTCCACTTCAACCATTTTTTTCATCCTCCTGCATCTTCTTGAATAGTTCGGCGATCTCGCCGCCTCTCGTCGTCGGATCGATCGAGTCTTCGAGCCGCCGCTTATCGATCAGGATCGCCACGGCGAGAGCCCACTCCCTCATATCTTTAGGGGGAGGGACGCTCGGCAAAGCACGCGCCAGGGCCTCCAGCCCCTCAGAGACGAGCCCGATCCTCGCCTCGGCGGCGTATCGGCTCCGAGCCTCCGCCGCCCTTTTCGGGCTGGAATATTCCAGGCCGTTCCGCTTAGCGATCCGGGATATCGTCCCCGCCCCCCGGCCGAAGTCCCTCGCCGTCTGGTTTTGGGATCGCCCCGCCGCCAGAGCCGCCAGGATCGCCTCTTCCTCCGCCGCCGAGACAGGACCGCCCTTAGGCCTCGCCGCCGCCATCTCTCCGACCGTCCCTCCACCAGAAGGGGAGCGTCCCCCGCCGAACTTCGCGCGTCCAGCCCTCGTCCCTCAGGATCGCCCTCGCCTCCTCTGGCGAGACGCCGAACCGCTCGGCGAGCTTCACGAGCTGGAAGCGATCGCCGATCGTGGCTCGCCACTTCTTGCGGTTCCTGATAGCGATTCTGAATCCTTCGGGGTCGGGCTTCGGCCGTCTCATCACGTCATTCGCTCCAAATCTGGAAAGTTATGATCGGTTGTAGTGTCCCCCACTAACTGTTATACTGTATGACTACATCTATATAAAGTTAACTACAAAAAGGATATTTCTTTAAGTATCGCGGCCGATTTGTACCTGATATGGCCCGTAACACCTTTTTCTATAATCGTATCTAAGGTGTCGGCGACACCGACACCTTCCCTAGGGATTGGAGGGGGCGGAGGAAAAGAGAGCTTACTTCTTTAGATTTCTTTATAGATACTTATATATACTTATTACTTACTTACCTATTACACGGGGCCTTTTACTACTACTACTACTACTACGGCCTTTTCCGTAGTAGTAGTCAACTTTTCTTGATTTAATTCGTGATTCGCTCAAGTTTACTTGATTTACTGAGAAATCTCGTCCACCTCCCTGCCTGATCAAAAGGGAGGTGTCGGTGTCGCCGACACCTTAGATACGAAAATGAAAAAAGGTGTTAAGGGCTTACCTCGGTCTCGGAGGCTTGCCCGCCAAATGGACGAAAAGCTTCCGACGGGCCGGTCTTTCGGGGACCTCGAAAAGAGGGTCCTGCCTTAGATGGGCAACGAGCCGCTTCCGCTGCTGTTTTGATAGCTTCCCGTCGCCGAACTCGAAGCTCGCGAGCTCGATCGGCCGGTTCCCGTTTCGCTCTAGCTCGTGAAGGAGCTCGTTTATCCTATTCTTCGTCGCCCGGCCCGGAGCCGGACTCTCCATCAGGGAGAGAAGCCCCTCGCGCATCCCGGCCACCCGCTCGCGAAGCATCCGGAGCTCCGCCTCAAGTGTCGCGATGCGCTCATCCTTCTGGCGGATCTCTTCGCGAAGCTCCGCCTCGATCCGGTCGACCCGATTGAGTAGCGCGATGTGATCAAAAGCAATCTCTTTAGGCCCTTCGGGACAGTCCGAAAGGCTTAAATCCTTGTCAGGCTTCTTTAACATGCGGATCCACTCCGTAGACAGGCTTAAACGCTCCATAATCCGTTTCAGGCCGTCGGGACGTCTCCAGCGCCCCGACGTTGGCCTCTTTTCGCGTCATCTCTTCTTTGCCTCCATCGTCGCGACGAGGCGACCGAGCTTCGCCAGATCTTCATACTCCTCAAAAAATCTGTTAATCTCCTCATCGTTGTAGCCGAGGCGTTCCAGCCTCACGGCGAGGTCGTCCTGAGCCCGCGCGTAGCGGTCCACGGCATCGCTATAGGCCTGAAGCCCGGCCCGGACGAGCCCTACCACAATGCACGATTTTGCTACGCCGTGCTCGACCGCCAGGACCTCGACCTCTCCCCTCAAGTCGGGGGGCAGCTGCACCGCCGTCGTTACGTACGGCTTGGTTACCATGTTCGGAAACCACCGAGGACGGGCGTGTATTTGTTCCATGGTCAAAGCTAGGATCTCACTGGTAATAAAACTGCCTGTTTCGGCTCCGTTTCGTGAGCTCGCCAAAAAGCAAACCCTTTTATTGGTGGAGCACGTATTCACGGGGTGAAAGCGTTCGGGTCTTCGATCCGTTCGTTTTTCACGCAAACTTCGTCATTAAAACGGGCCGATTTGTTGGGACACGGCTTCGGCCCGCGCACCCCATATCGCGATGGTCAATACCTTCTCCCAGGAGAACGACCTCCTGTGACGGCATATTCCCCGGCGGTTCTTGTCCTTTCCGCCGGGGATTCCCCATTTACTTTTTCATGAAGTCGGGCCGACTTCATCCGCCGCCGATCTTTCAGGAAGTCGGGGCTATCTTCCAAGGGGCCTAGCCCCCCTCCGTTGGAAACCCCCGTATTCCATAGACTTAGAGAATGCCATGATCTCGGCGCGCAACCGTATACTTCACGGGCTGGAAAAGGCGTCATCATGGTAGGGGGCTCGACTGGTGGCGGTTTACGCATATCGATTTTCGAGGGGAACTTCAGAAAAGAGAGGAGAGGGCTTTATAAGCCCTCAAACTCCAGATCGGGGCAATATCGCTGAGCCACCTCTAAAAGATTATTGTAGTCCCCGGCCGTCGCCTCGGCCATGAACGCCGCCACGTCCCCGGCCCGGCCGATCTCTTTGAGGCGCCTTTGGACGATCCCCAGGACCGCAAAAGCGTTACCGTCCGGGCCGGAGAGATCTATCCTCATCTCCTGACCTCCGCCGCCGGAACGTGGAATTCCGTGCCGTCCTCGGCCTCGATGACGATGTACCCGTCCTCCCCTTCCTCGACAACAATTCCCCGCTCCCAGCCCCAAGGGCTGTGAAATCGGCACCGATCGCCCTTCATCTACTCCTCCTCCTCCTCGATCTTCTCGGCGAGGGTCCGGACCCGAACGCCCTCGCCAACCTCCTCATCCTCCTCAAGCCGCCGCTCAAAAAAGAATTTTTGGCAATCGGAGAGGCTCCTCAATCCCACCCCTCCGGCGGAAGGTTGAAGCCCGCGCCCCGGATGCTGTCCGATACCTTCGCCCTCTCCTCGCGAAGCTTCGTGTTTCTGGCGTCGATCCTGGCTTTGCGCTCCAGCCTCTCGGCGAGGAGCTTCTGGTGTTTGCACGGCGAGCCACGGAACTTAAAGCTCGGACAGGTACACGCCGTCAGCGTGGTCCGATAATAGCCGTCCCCACTGCTGGTCTTGATAAACGCCGTGGTCTCAGAGAATCCCAGGTCTGCGCCGAATATCACCACAGAGGGGAGGGAGGGCCCTTCGAATCCCGCCGCTATCCTTGCGAGGTACAAAACGCCTTCGGGCGCGTTCACGCCGTCGGGGAGGTCGCCCACGGCCGCTGGTTCGGTTATGGTTGTTCCTATCATTTGGTTTCACCATAATACTATAACACCCTAACACTATATAAGCATTATGGTAACTTAGCACCATAACCCTTTTAAACTAATATGATATAGTAAATAGCATGGCTAGAATCGGTGTTTACCTACCCGATGACGTAGAAAAGAGGCTCAAAGACTACGTCTATAATAAAACCGGATCGTTCCGAGGACAAAGTGAGATAGCGGCAAAGGCCATTGTGGAATATCTTGATCGCCACGAAGAAGAGGCATTAGTCGGCGGTCAAGAGGACCCTCGTAAGGCCCCTATGACCGCCTGAGTCATTCTAGGTCGGTGAAACCAAATGACTAGTGATTATAGTCCTAGTATACCGGATATACCTTTCGTCGATCCATCCACCCGCGCCCTCCTCTCTGAGGTCCTCGACCGCCTCGCCGCTGTCGAGGAGGAGAACCGCCAGATCAAGACCGCTCTCTCCGAGAAGGACGACGAGATCGCCGCCTTGAGAGAGGAGATCGCCCTAGAACGTGCCTATGACCGCCGGAGGATCGCAAGGCTCGAAGAACCGGCCCCGGCCCTCAGCCAGAAGACCGCCGGCGATCATCTGGATAAGCTCTTCTCGGAGATGAAACGGCTATCCATTCGCCAGGTCACGATGAGAGACGCCGCCCGCCTTTTGGGAGTCTCAAAACGCCAGATGAAAGACGTTAAGCCGTATCTAGCGGATAATTCCCGATTTGTGATCGTGAAAGATCCCCACCACAAGCAGAGGCATCTTATCAGATTAGTTTAGGACCTAAAACCGGGGAACTTCACCGGTTCCGGTTTCTCGGACAAATCGCTAGCGGCTGAAAATCTGAGCGTTGGACGTGATGATCGTTCAACAAAATATGATATGGTCCAGTCGGAGATATAGATATAGAAACAGTAGATAATATATAAGCAATCACGAAAAGAAGGATCTTGGTTATGATATCACCAAACCGGAACCGGTGAAGTTCCCCGGTTTATTCTCGTTCTACATCTTGAAAAAAGTGTTTTGCAGTTCTGGGATTCACACGCTATATTTCTCTAATATTTCCGCGGCTTTTTTATATACTTTATCATGATGGTCTACGTAAATGAACGTGATTGTATTTTCTTTGAAAATGTATACAATCACATACGGGTCTACATGTGAACCGCGAGCGAGCTTCAGACTGTGTTTTTTCGGTGCGCCGATCTGTGGATCAGATAATATTTGATCGATTTTCTTAAGAAGTCTTTCTTTTAGTGCCTTATCTCGTCTAGTTAATTTTTTAAATTGTTCGTCGAATTCAGCGGTACTTCCATATTCGTGCTTATCCGATGCTAATGGGCGGGGCATATTCACATAAGAGAGTTTATAAGCTGCGCAGGTGGTCCAGGAACTTCGCTTTATCGCCGAACATCTTCACCTGACCGGTCTTGTACTGTTCGATTCCGCGCCTTACGCCCTCCTCGAACTCCGCCACGCGCACCTCATTTTCATCCACACGCCCGGCCTTAATAGGATGGACTTCAACACCTGCCACTGCCATTTTGAAATACCCCGCGTTTAAATAGCGATCTTTGAGATATATAACTTGTTACAAGCCGCCAGCATCCGGTTAACATTTTCGGCAACGGTCGCCTAAAGATTCCATGATATCCTAATCAATCTCACCGAGCTTTAGCTCTTCTTCTCGATTTTCTCCTTCATATCGAGCGTGTATCGCCGCGCTTTTTTCCCGCCCCTATGGACGCTCCGGGCCTTGACCCCAGCCCGCCCCAAAAGAGTCCCCAGCCGCTTTGGATCCATCCCCACCGCCTCGGCCCCCCCCCCCGCCGGCGGCGCCCGCCCCCCCCCCCCCCCCGGCCCGGGGCGGGGCGGTGGAGCCGGGGCCCGGGGGGTGTGTGGTTGGGGGGGTACGGGGGGTTT